ATTTTGTAATATTTCTTCCTACCTTTAATAATTTTTCAAAGTTTTTAGCTTGTGATGGTGTTTTAATTTTATTGTTGTTTATTGCGTCAATACCTTTTTTAAAACAAGCTGTTCCACTGTTATATCCAACACGTCCACCGCTTGCTTTAGGATCACAACCAATAGCTTCTATTAATTGTTTGTCTAATTCTGTAATTTTTTTAAATGTTCCTTTTGGAATTGTAGCTCCAAGTTCTTTTGCTTTTTTAACGGCGCTTTTTAAATCTAATTCTTTACCAAAAAATCTGTCTCTTTTTACCATTGATGGTGAAGACTGTATGTTTAGTTTTTCTAAATCTTTTTTAAAAACGTTAAATGCTTCCTTTTTATTTTTTAATGGTTTACTTGTGTTAGAAGCTTTTGCCCAAGCTTTTTCAAAATCAGTTCTAATTTTAAATTCTTTTACGTTATCATCATAAAAAGCTAAACTTACTTTTAAAGGATTATTGTGTCTACCAAAATCATGTTGAATAGTAAATGCGTTTGAACTCATACCAGTATTGTATCCTGGTATTAAAACTTCATTAATAATATTTCTTAAACCTAAATCATTAATAAAAAATTTTTGTTTATATGGTTTTATTACTTCATTAAAATTTTTAAGATTAAAAGATGCAGCGTTTCTATTAATATAATTTTTAAACGTATTAAAAGTAAATGTTTTATTAGTTTTGTTATCTTTAATTTTTATTTTTCCACTATAAAAATTTTTAGAATTCATAGATTTTTCATAACCTGAAACAATACTAAATCTACCTTCACCAGGATTTTCTTTTGCAGTTTTAACAATATCTTTCCAAAGAGCTTCTTCTGCTTTTGTAGCCGGTGGATCCATACCTTTAAGTTGATATTCTTTTGCTTTAGCTCTTACTCTTGTTTCTTTAAGTTTAGCTCTACCTTCTTCAGTAGACATCATATCATAATATCTAGCTTTTTGTGCCTTACGTCTATTTGCTTTAGATTCTTCACTTCTGCCTTTAGGTTCTTCTCTTTCAAGAGTTCCTAAAAGATTATAAGAATTCATTCTGTCAGCAATTATTTGTTTTGTAAATTTTTTACCATCTTTAGTTTTGTATGATTTAAGTATTTCAAGAAATTCATTGTAAGTCTTTCCCTTATTTTCTTTTAAAAGTTTAATAAAGCCATCTTTGCTCAACATATTTTTTTTAAGCTTGCCACCAGGAACTCCACCATAACCTCCTGTTGTATGTCCTTCAACAATGTTTGATCTTTCAAATTGTTTTAATGATCTCCAAAGTTCTATACCTTTTTTACCCTTGTACTCTGGTTTGTTACCATGAACTTTTTCAGCTATTTGTAATTCTTTTTTTGTTGGATTACCTGCACTTAAAGGTATTCGTCCACCATCAGCTTTTTCTACAGGATTACGTTTCATAAAAGCATTAATAGCTTCCATATCTATAACGTCTTTTCTTTTTGCTGGTTGTTTTATGTCAGATGCAATTTTTAATTGACCTGATTTAAGAAGTTTTTGTGCTTCTGGGTTATTGTCAAAAACAGCAGAAGCAAATTTAATTCTATTAAATAAATTCATTATTCGCCTAACATGTAAGCAACGCCACCAGCGTTATTTTTCTTACGACCTTTAGGATCAAAGTTCATAAGCTCTACAGTCTGTTCAACTTTTTTAGCATTACCTGGTGATGTTTCTTTCATAAATCTTGCAAACTCTTCTGCAACCGCTGGATCAGATATATTTATCGTACCTGTTTTTTCTATGCCTTCCAAAGTTTTAGTAGGCTTACTTGCTTTTTTCATTTTAGATGCCATCAAATTATTTTTTTGTACTTGGTTAATAACAGCACCATAAATATCAATTCTAGTTCTGTCATCAAGATCTTCATAAAGTTTATTGCCAAATACTTTTGGATTTAATTCTACTAAAGACTCAGCTGCCATTTCCGCATCCATTTTATAATCTCCTGTTGGAAATATATTATCAACAGCTTGGTCAATTTTCTTTTTATTTTTTAATAGTTGTACAAGTTTAACAAATTTTCCTGCTGCTAAACCAACACGTCCGCCGGATGCTTTTTTAATTACATTTTTACCAGCTTCTTCTATAATTTCTTTTTGAACAACTTCATCTATAGCATCAGCTCCTGCTTCTGTTCCGTCTTGGTCAAACTCTACTTTGTATTCATCATACTCGGAAGATTCGTTAATGCCTTTACGGTTTTCTACATCAACATCTTTTCTAGGTGCTTTGTATTCTAAAACAGTTCTGTCTTCTATAGTGTCAAAAGATTTATCACCATAAGACCCTATACCTGTTTTATCTTTTGTAATTTGCATATCACCTGTTGTAATATCTTCTGTTAATGTATACTCATCACCATTCTTACCTCTATAATTATATTCATTCATTCTTTCTTGAGGTTTTACTTTTGATTCTTTACCAAGTTGTTTAATTTTTTCTGCAAGCTTAAAAAAATATGGAGGAGGTGTAACAACTGTAGACACTACTACTTTTTCTGCAACAGGGGCTGCTTTGCTTGCAACTTTTGCACCTTTAAAAAATTTACCAAATATAGGTAGTGTTGCAAGACCACCCATAATTTTCATAAATGTTCTTCTGTCCATGCCGTCTTTTAAACCAATACGACCACCTTGTGCCATACCTTCTATTAATGGTTTACCTTCTTTTAATGTATCTAATACATCAGTATAACTCATACCATAGTTATCCATAACATATGGAATTTGACCTGACTTACCAGAAGACATTATTAATTGAATGTCTTTGTCTGTTGCCTTACCATATTTTCTAAAATCAGATATTAATTTTTCAGCGCTGTAATCTCTATCTGGTAAACTTTTTATACCCATCTCATCATCAAACTTAGCTCTCATTGCAAGAGGTATTGCTTCTTCTCCCTCTGCAGTTCTAGTAGGAAATTTTTTTTCTAATGCAAACTCTTTCATAATGTCTGAGTACTCAGGATCATTTTGCATTGCTTTAAATACACCTTCAGGGCTTCCTCGTTTACTAGCTTGCTCTACTGTTTCTTTTAATTCTTTACCACCCATGATTGTTGCACCATCCGGAATTACATTTCCTTCCATATCAACCACATTATCTTTTCGTAAAAATCTATTTTTGTTTGGATCGTTAAGTCCAAGTTTAGTAGCCATTTCATTTAAGTCTACATTACTTAAACTTTTAATTTTTTCTCTTTCTGCTTCGATTAAATTAATTAAGTTAGCATCAATAGGACCATCATAGCCAGATTTTTGTAAACCACTTGCTATAATTTCTGCTCTTTTGTCTAACTCTACTGCATCAAGACCAACGGGAATAGCTTTATTAGTCTTAGCCCATCTTGTTCGTAAATGTTTTAATATTTGCGCCTTCATTAATAATACGCCCTTTTAGTTTTCTCTGTTTTTTCATCCACATAATCTTCTGGGTGTTTAAGTAGACCTGCCTGTCTAAAACGCATTATCGCTTGTGTCGTGGAGTCCACAAGGTCATCATGATCGCCAAACGGAAACGCAGCGCATTCTTCAATGACTTCTTCTGCAAATTTCTGTTCAGGAGCCCATATCATACCAGATTCAAACAAAGGTGCAACAGCATTTACACGGGCATGCTTATCGTTTCCTTTGCTCGGTGTAAAGTTTACAACCGGTATATCCATCTGTCTTAACTCGTACGTTAGAGGCAAACCACTAGCTTTTGCTTCAACAATTACAGATTCAGGCTGCCAGTATTTATATTGCTCTAGTGCTAATCTTCTTAATTCAGGGAACTCATACCTTCCTTTTATTGCATCTAGTAATAATAATTGTGGTCCTGAGTCTTCATTTGGATAGAAAACTCCCCATGTCGTTATTGCACTGTAATCAGCTGTCTCCTTTTTTAAAAATGCGGTATCATAAGATTGTATGACGTGATGTAGTGGTGGTATGGTATCTTCGTCATATTTCATCCACCATTCACGTTTGATCAATGCTCCTTCTTCAGATGTTGGGTTTTGCATCCATTGAGCATTCCATTTACCAACTGGTAAGGTTGCTTGAACCTTTTCTAATTCTTCTATCTTCCAATATTGTGGCCATACAGGAGAAGCTTTTTTTGTTCCATGGTCCATGATCGCTGGAAATTCGACCAAGTCCCATTGATCAGATTTAGCTTCTTTCTGATGCGCTATAAGTTTTCCTGTTAAATCTTTTGTACTCCACCTAGTCATAACGAGTACGATCTTTGCTCCTGGCTGAAGTCTTTGACGTGGACCTGATGTATACCATTCATAAGCTGACTCCATTGCGGTAGGTGATAAAGCATCTTGCTCAGAGTGAGGGTCATCAATTATTAATAGATCGGCACCACGACCGGTAATTGCTCCACCAACACCAGCTGCAAAGTATTCTCCACCCTGAGCGGTTTCCCACCTTCCTGCAGCTTGGGAATCTTCTCTTAATCTTGTTTCAAAAATTTTATGATAATCACCACTATCAATTAATGTTTTTGCTTTACGACCAAATCTAATTGCTAATTCTCCAGTGTGGGTTGCTTGAATAATCTTTAACCTTGGCTCACGGCCCACCATCCATGCTGGCAAAAGATAAGATGCAAATTCAGATTTTGTATGCCTAGGAGGCATGTTTACTATCAAACGAGTTATCTCGCCTGATGCAAGTTTATTAAATTTTTCTGCTATGTGCCTGTGATGGGGCCCCTCAACAAATTCTGGCCACACACATTTAACAAAACTTAAGAAATCATTTTTAGCTTTATTCTGTATTTTTTTTTCTGCATGCATTACCTGCAATTTTCTAAATGTCTTTCTTACATCTGCAGGTAGCTTACTTATATCTACTTGATTCAAATCCATAAAATTTTTTTAAAATTTTTTCGCACCCTACTTTAAGTGTTCAATATGTTTTTACCACCTTAAACTGTCTAAATCAAGCATTACAACCTGAAGTAGTGGGACCCCTTTTTAAAAGTTTGGGGGGTGGGTATCGATGTTTAATGGATATTGGATATGGCTTGGGGCCCGATGTTATACTTGGCGCGTTAGCGCCAAGTATTTATGGTTGTCAGTTATATTTCTTCTTACGTGCTTGTAAGTAGTCTTTGTATTCTGTTGTGTCCTGTGTTTTCTCAATAAGAAAAGGCAGTACTAACATAGACATAGCATATGTCATCGCCTCGTCTCCTATTTGTTTGGCGCAGTACTCTACTCTTGCAACCATTTCTTCTTTGTCCTTTGCATTATGTATGAACAATGCAGTATGTATAATCTCGGGTGTAAGATGTTTAGGAAAGTTTATCTCTCCATTTGAAAAATCTTTGCCGAAATGTTTTGTAGTTTTATCTTTCATAATAACTATCCTACATTATCCATTGTCATTGTCAACTGATTTGATTGTAGTTCTTGTTGCCATATATGGTACTCGTTGTGGTCTATTCTCAATACCACTATTATAATCATATCTATAACTCTCGTACTTTTCTTTTACAACCTTGATCGGTGTTTCAAGAGCCTCGCGCCTTGGTGCAATAGCCACGATACTAGTTAAATGTAATCTAATAAAATCCATTAGACAAGATTGATTACAGAAGTAATCCCACATTGATACATTGTTTTCACCTCTATCATAGTAATTGTATCTGCCTTGTTTTATTTTAATAGTTCTTAAAACTTTATTATCGCCACTCCCTCGCACTCTTGATTGTGTGTGATTAGTATGGCAGTTCGGACCATGACACCAATTATAATTACTCATTTTCTTAACCACTCTTGATGTTGTCGCTCATATCTTCTCAGCCTCTCATTTTGATCTGTGCTTGGTAACATTGACCAAAACATAAATACACCTAAGAATGCAACAAGTAATCCAATAGTAAAATCAAATCGATAAGATAAAATTCCACCTAACATTGCAATTACAAATCCACTTAATCCAATTAATAGTTTCATTAATGCCTCACTTTCCAACTTGTAGTCGCAGTTCTATATCCAAGACAATCTAAATCGTAATAAACATAGTAGGGTACACCTTTTGCACTTGTACCATATCTGCTTTTTTCGTCATGTTTGCCATTTCTAGTAATGTGTTTTTTATGCTTACTAGCCCAATAAGTTATTTTAAATGTTTTGTTATTCATATTTTCCTTTCTTCTGTATATCCCTATCCTACTATAAATAGGATAGGGTTGTCAATAGTTAATTTACTGATTGATTTTGTTGCTCGTATAATAACCTTTCTGCTATTTTTTCTGCTTTGGTTTTAACTCTCTTGTTCTTCATTCCTTTTATTCTATCTGCTAGATTTTTAGGATTATAGATAGTTAAACCAGTAGAGTTAGTTCTAACAATTTCTGCGTCAGTAATTGCAAGTCCAAGTTCATTGGCTAACTCAATCGCCTCATCTAAATATTTATAACCTTTTAGACCAACTTTAATTTCTTTCATCTGATCTAAAATACTATTTATCCATTTAGAATGTGCCATAACAAATTGACCTTTTTGGTTTTTCCAATTAATCAACATCATATACTCTTGTTCATTACAAGCTATTGATCTATCTCTACAATAATCTCTACCAATTAAATCTAATTGGTATTTGTCATTCCACTCTTTACCATAGCCTTTATCATCATTACCAAGATACTTATTGTTATTGTCAGTATATTTTGTTTTATGTGGGTTGCTATCTTTACCCTCTTGTTCAATCAAAATATCTGGGTTGCAATTATCTTGTGCTTTTAGTTCATCACGAAACAAAGCATAACTATAACTATTATCGCTATAATTAGAAGAATTGCTATCAGTATCAATACTACCATTTAATCTAAAATCAAAATGACTTTCAATAGTATCTTCTTCCATTTTAACATTGTTGTCATAGTCCCTTTTTTCTTTCATTCCAAGATAATGAAAATGAAAGCAACTATCTTTTGCAATCGTACTTACATTTTCAAATTTGTCTTGTAAGTATTGTGCTTTAGCAACATCATCTAAAGTATAATGTCGTCTAACAATAGTTTCAGCAACTTTCCATGCTTTGTCATTTATGTCAATTTGATCGCCTTTTAAATTGTCATAGTTTTGTTTTTCAATCGTATCTTCTTGTTCAAGATGTACTCTCATTCTATTAGCAATCTTGTTCCGATACTCTTGATTTAGTCTTATTCTCGCCATTGGCTTATTCCTTTCTGTATTTATATTATTTTGCATGATTTGTTTTTTATACTATTGACAAAACATTGTCAAGGGATTATATAGGATATGTTGGCCTCATTTGGATATTTATCGCCACTCAAAACTATAAATATTCTGGGGACTTGCACCTACAAAAGCAAGTAGGATTAGTGACTAGTGAATGGTGGGAGTAAAAACCCTATAGCACAGGTCGAGAGAACGGAGCGTTCTGTATTGGTAAATGCTGACCCCGACGGCGAATTTGGGACCAATACCGCCTGCGCACCAACTAGCCTGATCCCTGGTCCTATTACTGCTCAGAGGATTCTAGATAAGCCCGAGCGGGAAGAGGACCTGGGATCAGGGACAGGCCACAAGCTTCAAGCATTGACAGCTGGTCCTGGAGATGATAGGATAAATTTAGAAAGGAATAATTATGGAAAATAAAATAAAAAGAACAAATAGATTTAATGGTGAGTCTTACCTGTTAACAGCCGCAGAGGCCAAGATCCACGATAAGATATTCGCGGATGAATGGTCAGCAACGTTAGAGGATAAAGTCGCAGGTTATGATGGCGCTTCTAAGCTGTGGAAGGAAGTCAGAAAGGGTCTGGATTATTTTAGAAAAAATAACGCCAAGGCTTATATGGTCCTTCTGGACTGATGACCATTAGAAGTAAACATAACAACTTATTGAATTACTTCCTGTATGATAACCGGGAGCTCTCTCCCGGTTATGTCCGAAGCTGTGAAAAATTTTTCAAAAGCCTCAAGCTTCAAGCAGCAAGCAACAAGCCGCAAGCTTCAAGCTTGACAGGTCCCAAGCTGTCTGATAGTAGTAGGATTATAAAGGAGAAAGTATGCAAACAAAAGAAGCTTTAAAAATTATAGGCGGTTCGCTGTCCAAGCCTTCAAAAATGCCTGGCTGGTCAATTGGACTACCGGCCAAAGAATGTAAAACAGGGTCCAAGCTCCGGCAGGTTAAGGGCTCAACATGTTATGATTGTTACGCCCTCAAGGGCTGTTACGTCTTCAAGGTTGTTCAGGATGCACAGTACAGGAGACTGGCAGCTATTAAGGACCCGCAATGGGTTCAGGCCATGACTCACCTAATTAACAGCAAGAAGGCAGACGTCTTTAGATGGCATGACAGCGGCGACGTCCAGGACCTGGAACACCTTCAAAAAATTTACGAAGTTTGCAGGTTAACACCCAGCAAGCGTCACTGGCTCCCGACTCGTGAAGCATGGATCCAGAAGCATTTACAGGACAAGCCCAGTAACCTGGTGATCAGGTTCTCCATGCCAATGGTAGACCAGGCCCCAGCCGGAAGCTTTGACAACTATTCAACAGTGGTGAAGAGCGGCGCAACGTGCCCAGCTCCGAAGCAAAACAATGAATGCAGAAACTGTAGAAACTGCTGGAATTCTGAAATAAAAAATATAGCATATGGAATACATTAATGTTTGAATTTAAACACCCAAAATATTATAAAGAATTACGTAAGCTGCGTAATAAATCGGATCAGGCCATTAGCGACGAAGCTTCGACGGAAGCAACAAGCGTGCGCCCTGGTCCGGGCCACAAGCAGCAAGCCTCAAGCTCCAAGCAACAAGCTTCAAGCGAGGTTGGTTCGAAAGCTTTAAAGCTTTTGGAAAAATAAGTCACAAGCCTCAAGCCCCAAGCAGCAAGCTTCAAGCGTCAAGCCAAATGAATCAAGAGCCTTGATCCCTGAACCAGGGTACAAGCGATATTGAACATGTTTAGAGGACCTTGGATCAAGGGCCTCTACCAAGATGAAACTATTCTGTGGGTGGTCGTAATGAAAGGCAATTTGGTGTGGTGAAAATCTTACCTTGTTACTCTTCGTGACTTTGAGTTCTACAGTGAAAAAGTGCCCAGAATTATTATAGCCCAATAGATCAGGAGTACCGGAAAGACTAATATTTTCAAGTCTATTCCAGATAATTTTGGGAGTTTTAGACTTAAGTTTTTGATATAATTTACGCTCTGGTCCCATAGTTTTTTAGGGGTAACACTGTCATTCATTAATAGTCTTTTCCAAGCTTCTCAGGCATAAGAATCTTGGATGACTTTTCTGTTTTCAAAACCAATCTATGAGTTGTTTGACCTTTAAATCCTATAATTGGTTGTGCGTTTTCGTGTACTTCCATTCTTTTTATCTCGTGTAGCTTTCCATCTTTCTCTACCATGATGACTGCGTTTTTAATTGTATCTGAACCTTGAGTAAACTGATTAAGGAACTGTTGTAGATCCATAACCCTCATAGCTTACTAAGACTCTTACTTAAATCTTTTATGATTCCTTTTTGGACTTCAATTTGATTTTCTAAATTCACTATCCCATGATTTTTCATTTGTAAAGCATAAACTTCTTTTCTTAACTCACTATTTAATTTTTGATGAGATTTATTTATCTGCTCCAAATCTTCAACTCTAGACTTTAAATTTTCAATTATCTTTTCCAAATCGTTGTCTCCTTTCTCTAAATTCATAGTTGACAATATAGGATAGTTACCTTAAATTGTCAACATGGGTTTACCAAAAAGACTTACAGAAATGCAAATGAGATTTGCTGAATTTTTAGTATTCGGTGATGAAACAGGACCACTAACACAATCTGAAGCTGCAGTCAAAGCAGGCTATTCACCTAAACGTGCAAGACAAGAAGGATCTGAACTTTGTAATCCAAGACTCAGTCCTTTAGTTGTAAAATATATAGGTGAGTTAAGAGAAGAAAGAGTTAGAAAACATGAAGTGACTTACGAAGGCCACGTAGCAGAACTTGCTAGGTTGAGAGAAGCCGCTTTAAAAAAAGGAAGTTTTTCCTCAGCCGTAAATGCTGAAGCGAATAGGGGAAAAGCAGCAGGATTATACATAGATAGAAAAATAATAAAAACAGGTAAGTTAGAGGATATGTCAGAACAAGAACTAGAAGCAAAAATGAAACAAATTTTAAACGACTACGAGCCTCTGTTAAATGTGACTCCATCTATATCTTCTGAATCTTCTTCACCCACTGACGAGGAATCATCGTCCGATCCCCAAAACTAAAACTACCATCATCTTCTTTATCGTAAGAGGCAAATAATTTAATTGAAACTTTATCTTTAGAATATAACCAACCTTCATTGACTGGTCTAGCTAACTTCATCTTATCAAATTCTTTTTCATTAGCCCACCCGCTGTCGCTTACGCAATCGATCCATTCTACTCTTACCTTTGCGTAGGGGATGTCGCTTACGCTTGACTGGTTTACGTTTACTTTTCTTTTTGTTTTTTTTCGTGGCATAGTAATAGTCCGGATTGTGTACCCGGTTGAGCATATCAAAAAAGTTTTCCTCTGTCATCATCCTATTTACCGCCTCGTATATAAGGGATCTAGAAAGTTTCAAAGTTTTCAAACTTTTTCAAACCTTTCGCGGAAGGCCTTTCTGTATATCCCTATAGGTGGACAAAATAATGTGTCCACCTAAACGTAATTTGTCCAAAAAGTGTCCACCCTAAAGTGAGTGTTTATGCGGTAAATAAGCCAAAAGTACAAAAGTACACTTTTTTTTGCTCCAAAAAAAGTTTCATAAAATTTTTAAAACTTTTTAGATCTCTTATAGTGCAACTCTTGCCTTCTTTTCGCCATAATGCTTCCTTAAAGCTGCCACTTTGTCCTCATTTTCAGACACAATTAGTAGCAGTTTATCAATTTCGCCTGTTATATCTACGTGCTCGGGTATTACCAGAGTCTGATCATTGATTAGATCTATCTTCAACAGTGCATCTTCTATAGCAGCATCGTATCGTTTGATCAAGGCATTAAACATCTGATCGTTCATATCTTCTCCTTTCCGAGTAACCCTCAGTTTGTCTTAAATCTTTATTTTGCCAAAAATTAATGGCTTGTTTTCTACATTCTTTTGCTTTAGCATGTTGGCCATCATTTTCCAGCCAATCTGCATGTATTATTAGTATTTTATTCATTTGTGGCGAAGTCTGACGCCTTGATTTGTACATTTGCTTTCTCCTTTTCATCAAACTTTAATTCATGATACATATCTAATCTTTTTAACCATTTATGTTTCCACGATCTTAAGTCTGAATCTTGTAGTTTAAATTCTTGATAGTATAAATCTGGAGTGCATATCATTATGACTCCTTGTCTAATTTTAGAACCATAGACATAGTCATGTGCCATAGCATAAGCTGAAATTTGTAAAAAGTAATCTTCTATCCAGTCTTCTCTTTTAGGTCTATTTGATTGTTTAAAATCTACAATAGTTTCTAAACCATTATGTAAACAAACTAAATCAGTAGACCCAGCATAAAGGCCAGGATAATGTAATGTAACTTCTGATCCATAGTATTCTTCAACAGGCGTAAGGCCCACGTCAATAACTTTTTCGGCCATGGCTTTCGCCTTCTGTCCGATTGTTGAAAGATCATCGTACCCAGTGCCGAGTATATAATGCTCCAAGAATTTGTGCATGGCTGTTCCCCGCCTACTAGATAAATTTTTGATTCGTTCTGCTTCTTGTTCTCCAACTTTGGCCTTCCAATCTTTTAAAAATTGTTGATCTTTGGTAGCGCCTAATATCGTAGTTACACTAGGAAGTCTAGAACCATTTACGTCATAAAACCTGGTCCCTGTTTCTTGGTCCGTGGTGCTTGTGCCACGTATATAGTTGTATTTATTAGATTTTTTTATACCTTTAATCTCGTTACCAATGTTATGAAATTCCTCTAAATCTTTTTCATCCATCATAGTAAAATGGCTCCGGTAACAAGGCCAGCTATAAACCAAACTATTTCATTTCGGTAATATAAAGACCATATCTTAAATCTTTCCATATATTTTTTCATAATTTATTTTTTAACTCCTTTAAATATTCTTCGTTTTCTTCTTCTATATCTTCTTTAGTTTTTTTACTAAAGATTCTATCAAACTCCTCTTTATATTTTTTAGTAGGAATCCTACTCCTACCATCCCACGGTCTATCCTTTTTATTTTTCATAAAATTTAAAAACTTCCTTCGCCTTTTTTATTTTTTCTTTATGAACCATGTAAGGTATTAATTTTTTAAGGACCTGGTAACTTTGTCTATGGGTAGTTTGCCAACGTAACTGTGGTTTGTACCCTTTCTTTCTAGGTTTAATTTTAACCAAGTGTCCAGTCTTAAAATAATTAAAAATTTTTTTCATTATACCAAAGTCAGTATTAACTATTTCCATACGAATCGTAGTACATGGATACCTTTTTTTCATCATGGGATTATATTTATGAGTAATGTATTTACAAATAGAACCTTCACCTTCAAAAAAACCAGCAATGTATCTTATATCTATTTTTTTCATTCTAGACTCATCGCCGCTCTATAGTCATCCAGGTTAACAACTTTATCATTCATTATTTTAGCACCGTAATGATCTATTATTTTTTGAATTTGTGGAAGTTTAACATGTGCATAAGGCCAAAACAAACAACACACATAATACGCGTCTCTAAATCCACAACGCCATCTGTATTGCATTTTTTTACCCATAGAAGTTTTATGTGGTGGTCTTTTACCTACAGTACCAACCCCTAAAACTTCATGTATATATCTAATGATAGATTCATCAGTCATTGACACTTCCATTCTTATACTCCAAGTAGGATAAGCTTTTTCGTTATTCCTTCTCTTTCTCATATATTGTTTATATTGTATGTTTCCCTCGCCATCAAACAATCCTGCGAGATACGCTATTTCAGTTTTGTCCATTTTTTACTATTCCTTTCATAACAGTTGTCCAAGGATTGAGATCAAACTCAACCCTAGTGCAACTTAACAACAGAAACGTCGTCAATAAGATTATCGTCAACCGTTTCATAAAATTCTCCTTCAGAGTCACAGTCCCAACACTGATGAACCATTTCATCGTGGTAGTAACTTGCAACTTTTACGAAGCCATTACCTTTGCAGGTAGGGCAAACTAGTTTCTTCAGTCTACTTAATTTTAACTTTGCCATTTAACTTTTTTACTTTCTCATTTGCTATTGACTCAATTGTTTTAGATATACTTAATTTTGCGTCGGGCAATAATACCTTCGACAAAGCTTCTAAAACCTTGTATGTTTCTTTTGTTAGAGAAACATTTTTGTATTTATTCATGTCTGTCATGCGTGTTCCTTTCATATTTAAAATCTAATATAGGTGATATTATAGGATTGTCAATGAAAATTTTGTTAAGTTTAATAATTTGTTCACAAGTTGCAGGTACCTGCATGCCCCCATATCCATGGCCGGAAACATTTAATACTCAGTATGATTGTTTGATGTTTGGCTACGAAGAATCTATTAGAAAAATGGAAGAGCTTGGTAAAGAAGAAGTTAATAAATATAATATGTTTATAAGGTTTACTTGTACTCCAGAGAATACGATTTGACTTTATGGCAAAATTATGATAGTGGCTTAGATCTTCTCACCATTACCTACCCTTACTATTTCCCTCTTTTAGGGTAGGTTTATTCATACAACCCCCACAGTTTCCG